GGCGACCATCACCGGCATTGACCGGCCCCTGTTTGCTTATTTCCGCTATCCGATGGCGAACAACGTTGACCCGACTTCGCCCCTGGGTGTTTCCTGCTATTCTCGGGTAGTGGAATTGATCCACGACGCGGACAGGCAATGGAGCGAGCTCCTCTGGGAATTCGAGAGCGGCGAGCGGGCCATTTATGTGGACGCGGATGCATTCACTAAAGACAAGAAGGGTAACCCAGTCCTTCCTCACCGCCGGCTGTATCGCACAATGGCGCAAGGCGGGGATCTGACCGCCGAAGAAATGTTTCACGAGTGGACCCCCGACTTCCGAGAGCAGAACATCCTCGCCGGTTTGGAGGCGATGCTCAAGAAAATTGAGTTCAACTGCGGACTGGCATACGGAACACTGAGCGATCCCAATACGGTAGACAAAACCGCGACCGAAATTGTATCCAGCCGGCAGCGCAGTTATGCAACGATCACGGATACCCAAAAATCGCTCAGGGGTGCGCTCGAGCAGCTCCTGTGGTCGATGGATCAGTGGGCGACCATTGGAACGCTTGCTCCTCGCGGCGCCTACACCATGGTCATCGATTTTGACGATAGTGTCATTGTCGATAAGGATATGCAGATGCAAGCCGACCGGCAGACAACTACGATGGGGGCGATGCCGAAATACATTTTCCTCATGCGCAATTATGGCCTGGACGAAAAAACGGCCAAACAGTGGATTGCCGACAACCTGGCAGAGCAGCCCGCGGATCTGTTCAACAACCCACAAGGGGCATAATTGCTGACCCCGAATTACATGGATGGGATGACCGATCCAATTATCGAACTTTATCGAGTTTACGAAGAGTCGATTATCAATGATATCGCCAGGCGACTGGCCAAGAACATGGGCGAACCAACCGAAACAGCCGCATGGCAGATGCAGCGGCTGATCGAGAGCGGCAAGGTATACGACCACGCCCTTACTGAGTTATCAGCCTTGACCGGCCAAAGCCAACAGGTTCTGAGAGAATTGTTTCAACAAGCCGGCGTGCGAGCGATGCGCTTTGATGATGCGATTTACAAGGCGGCTGGGTTGAACCCGTTGCCCTTGAATTTATCTCCCGCGATGATTCTGGTGCTCAAGGAAGGCCTTCGCAAAACAAACGGGATAATGCACAACCTGACCCTTACTACGGCAATCAGCGGGCAGGAAGCCTTTGTGAACGCCGCGGACTTGGCCTATATGCAGGTAACTAGTGGGGCATTCTCGTATCAACAAGCCATTCGGCAAGCAGTCAAGCAGGTTGCGCACGATGGACTGCGAGTCGTTGAATTTGCAAGGAGAACAGATCAACTTGATGTGTCGATGCGTCGGGCCGTTTTGACTGGCGTCGCTCAGACAACCAGCCAGATGCAGATCGCCCGGATGGATGAACTTGGGGTAGATTTGGTGCAAACGTCAGCCCACATGGGAGCACGCAATAAAGGCGAAGGACCGCAAAACCACGAAAGTTGGCAAGGGCGTGTATTTAGTCGCTTGGGTAACCATTCACAATATCCGGACTTTGTTAAAACTACTGGGTATGGAACAGGTGAAGGACTCTCAGGTTGGAATTGTAGACATTCGTTTTATGGATTTTTTCCGGGAATTTCAGAAAATGCTTATAAAGAAGCAATATTGAACGATTTTTCAGATAAAATAGTTACCTACAATGAGCAAGAAATGTCTTTTTATGATGCGACACAACTTCAAAGGGGATTTGAAAGGCAAGTGAGATATTTTAAGAGACAAGCGAACGCATTAGACGCTGCGGGATTAGATAACTCAGTAGAGGTGATGAAAATAAAAAATTATCAGGCCAGACTTAGGGATTTTGTGCGTCAGACTGGTCTAAAAAGACAACCTATTCGAGAAGTGATATAATTGATATGCCCGCGATGTTGAAGCATCCGGGCACGTGATCAAGGCACTGGGAGGTGCTTCGATGAAAAATATTATAAGTGGTATCTATAAAATTTTAAACACCCAAAACGGGCATCAATATATTGGGTCGGCTGCGGACGTTCATAAGCGTTGGAATTGTCATCGTAGTGATTTACAAAACAACAAGCATCATTCAATTCATCTGCAAAACGCTTGGAATAAATACAAATCTGACTGTTTTGAATTCTCCATTGTCGAGACATGTCCAATTTCCGAACTGATTGAGCGGGAGGAATTTTATCTGAAAACTCAACATCATGAATACAATATAGCGCCGCATGCAGGGAGTAATTTAGGGGCAAAACACAGCGTTGTTCGGTCTCTAGAACACCGTGCCAAAATATCGGCGGCGCATAAAGGTAAAAGGGCTACACCTGAGACTCTTGCAAAAATGTCTGCGGTTATGAAGGGTAGGTTTATTGGTAGAAAAATTTCAATTGAACAGCGCTTGTTGTTGTCGGTGGCGTTGAAGGGAAACAAAAACGGGTTAGGATGCCGTTCACCAGAATTTCGCGAAAAGATGTCGGCGGTAGCAAAGAACCGGTCTTCAGAACACCTTGCTAAGATTGTAGCCTCTAACACCGGAAAGAAGCGCTCCCCCGAATCCTGCGCAAACAATTCAGCAGCACAAATGGGGCATGAAGTGTCACTTGAGACACGTACTAAAATTTCTAAATTTCAGAAAGGTAAAATTGTATCCGCCGAAACTCGGTTAAAGATGTCTGCGGCTCGAAAGAAACATTGGCAATTGGTCAGAGAACAAATTGTTTGAAACAAAATGCACAATCTGTGCTATGATAATTTTATAATTTCATAGGGCAAGGTCAGAGTTTACCGCCTGGCATCGCGAGATTTATTCTCAAGATGTCGGGCGGTTTTCTTTTATCCCCCAAATTGCTAACTGCAAGCGTAAAAAGGCAGCGGCCAGAGGACCCAACCTCGTAAAACAGGGTAGGCGCGGATGGACAAGGAGCAGGTAATGAAACGCGAAGATCTTGAAAAGCAGGGCTTTACCAAAGAGCAGATCGATTTCATCATGGCCGAAAACGGCAAGGATATCGAGGCTCAAAAAACCAAGCTGACCACGACCGAGACCGAACTGGCCGGGTTGAAGACCCAGCTTACCGAGGCCAACACCCAGATTGAGAGCTTTAAGAAACTCGATGTCGAGGGCGTGAAGAAAGCCGCCGATGAGTGGAAGGTCAAGTACGAAACCTCGGCCGCCGAATCGGCCAAGCAGCTCGCTCAGGTCAAGTTCGATCACGCCCTGGAAGGGGCATTGGTCGGAGCGAAGGCCAAGGACGCGAAATCCGTTCGGGCCCATCTTGACCTGGCAAACCTAAAGCTCAACGAGGCTGACGGGTCCGTGGTTGGCCTGGAAGACCAACTCAAGAAGATCAAAGAAACGCACGATTACCTGTTCACCAGTGACAAAGAACTTCCTCGTGTTGTAACGAGGACAAACAACCAGTCCGTACTGAGTGATTCGGTGGTAGAAGCAGCTCGAAAAGCCGCCGGCCTGCCGCCGCCCAAATAGGAAATTAGACAATGGCAAACTCTATTGATCTCGTAACCAAGTTCCAGCCCATCCTGGACGAAGTGTATAAAGCCGCTTCCCTTACCGCGGTGATGGATGCGCCCACCAAGCCCGTCGAATTCGCCGGGGCAAATGTGGTCAAGGTGATGAAAACCTCAATCGTCGGTCTGGGCACCTACAGCCGCGCTACCGGCTATCCCGCCGGCGATGTGACCGTGACGTGGGAATCCCTGACCCTCGCGACCGAACGCGGGCGCAAGCTCACGATTGACCGCATGGACAACGACGAGACCCTCGGTATGGCGTTCGGGACCGTGGTCGGAGAATTTCTCCGCACTAAGGTTGTTCCCGAAGTCGATGCCTACCGGTTCGCCAAATATGCGAGCTGGGGATCCATTGGCGCCGCGACCCCCGCGACCCTGACTGCCTCGACGGCACTGGCCGCGATTGATACGGCGGCCGTGGTTCTGGACGAGGCCGAAGTCCCGCCCGAAGGACGCCTGCTGTACGTTTCCGCCACAGTCAAAAAAATGATTGACACCGCTGTGACCCGCATGCTGATGGGCACTGATGCGGTGGTTGATCGCCGCCTGAAGATGCTCGACAACATGACCATTATCCCCGTTCCTCAGACCCGGTTCTATACCGCAATCACCCTGGATGCGGGCGCGTCTGGTTCGGCTGGAAGTTATTCTAAGGGCGCCGGGAAGGACATCAACTTCATGTTGCTTCACCCCTCCGCAGTTCTTCAGGCGATGAAGCACGACAACCTGAAGATCTTCGATCCGGACGTGAACCAGACGAGCGACGGCTGGCTGGTGGAATATCGCCTGTACCATGACGCCTTTGTGTATGAAAACAAGGTCGCCGGCGTGTACGTCCACAACAAGGCTTGATTCATCCTCGAAAGGCGGTGATTTGTGCTTGTAAAACTCAAACTCGGAGGCATCTCGATTGAGGTTCTTGAGGAAGATGCGCCCCGGTATATCCAGGCGGGCTACAAAGTAGAAACCCCCGCCGAAACCGTTTCCACGGAAACGCCGGCCAAATCAGAGGAGTCTAAAGCGGCGCCCAAAGCCGCGAAGGCTCCCGGAAAGGCCAAAGTAGAAAAAGGCGGCAAATCATGATTGATTGGATTCTGAAAATCTTTGCTTTTCTTCACCGGCTCCTGGCCGGATCTCCGGAGACCGTATATTACGTTGACAATGTCAACGGGTCATCTGCCAATAACGGTCTTTCCTGGGATACACCCTTCGCTCAAATTTCTCAAGCGATCACTGCCTGGGAAGCTCTCCGGGTTACCCTGGCCAATGTTTACCAACGCGGAGCGATTTATGTCAGAGGAACCGCGACACCATACACCGCGCTGGCTGCCCTCCCCAATTACTGTGACATCATCGGGATCGGAGCAGTTTCAAACGGCAATGGCACCGGAATTGCGTCCATCTCGGGCGCCGG